AGGGGTAGGGGCACATCGTGTTCGGGCGCCAGAGGCCCAACCTGCAGCCCCTGATAGCTATGCCGCCCGTCTACCCATGTGCGCATCGGCAGGTCGTACCACCAGCGGCAGATGATGTCCAATTCGGGGACGAGAGGTGCAGCTTGGAATCCTTGGAAGCTGTGCTTGGCCCATAGGATATTCCTATCGCGCTCGGGAACGTAATAGGGTTGCTGCCGAATCTCAGGCAGGCTGTCATCCGAAAGGGGAGAGCGAAACCAGCCGACGAAGGAGTTCTTCTGCCGCCCACGCTGGGGCAACTCGTACACTGGCTCCGGAGGACTGGCGTTGACGAAGGCAGCCGATAGTGGCGACTGCTGCCAGCCCTGCATAGAGTGGCGCCGTAGGGCGCGTTCCCGGTCATTATACGGGACTTCATCTGTGGAACCAAGGGCCATCTCGGGAGGACCGGAGTCTGCGAGAGGAGGACGTTGCCAGCCAGTGAAGTCGATCTTTGCGTTGTGCTCGCGGGTAGGGTTATTGCCGCGAGGGTAGGCGTCACGGCTAGGGACAGCAGTGGTGAAGCCGCCGATGCCTGTGGCTACAGGGGTGTAGATGATGCGGATTTGGCCGCCTGCGCCTGCGCCACCGGGGCCACCGCCGTTGCCGTCACCGCCGCCACCTCCGCCTCCGGGGAGACCACCAGCGCCACCAGTATGGCCGGGAAGATTGTCGCCGGAGCCGCCGCCCCCACCGCCGCCTTCTTGGTTAGAGCCACCTACGCCGCCGCCATTAAGGCCACCAGCCCCACCAGCGCCCCCTACACCACCATCGCCTGTACCACCAGCGCCGCCACTGCCAGAGGAGCCTGCTCCCCCCGTACCACCGATACCGAAGGAACCGCCCGCACCACCACCACCGCCTGCAGCTACGCTTGAATTACTGGAGCCACCACCGCCACCATCTGCATTGCCCCCAGACCCAGTTCCACCTGTGCCGCCTACCCCACCAGCGTAGTTGCCGTTGCCGTGGCCGCCGCCCTTGCCCCCAATCGCATTGAGAGTGCCAGTGGTATTGAAGAAGGTGTTGGTGCCGTCGGTGCCGTTCGTCGGCGTGGTGCTGTTGCCCCCGGCTCCGCCTGCTCCGATCTGGATGGTGAAGGTGCCTGCGCTGCCAAAGTTGTTGATCTTGCGGTATTCACCACCGCCGCCTCCACCACCAGACCCAGAGGACGATGCAGACGAACCGCCACCACCCGCACCAGCACCCCACGCTTCAATCGTGTTGGTCGTAGTGTTCCAGTCGCCGGGGGAGGCCCAGCTAGTTCCAGAGGTGAGGACGATGGTAGTCATGACCTAGCCGTAGATGAGAGTGTAAAAAAGGGGACCGAAGTCCCCAGTTCCATCTGCGAGGAAGGAAAGATTACAGCGGATCGTCAGTGAAGACCACGGTCACAGAGACGTTGGACGAGCCGGAGATTGCGCGGAGAGAAATCTGATCGGAGGCGACGCAGAGGATTTCCTCGCCCGGACGTGCGACCCAGCGATAGATGCCGCCGTTGGCGTTCACCGGGAGACCGAGGACGACACCGCCGAGAGTGGGCTGCGCCGACCACGTAGTGTCAACGACAGTGCCCGAGGCAGGCGGGTTGGTCGAGGAGATACGGCCTACAGGGGTGGGCGTGATTGCGCCGCCGCCAGTGGTGCCGCCAGTCGAGCGATAGACGCCCAGTTCGTTCGCCGCCGACGCAGTGCCCATGCCACCAACGCTCACCTCGATGATCTGCAGAGAGTGGTTGGACGCGGGGATGATCGTCATGAAATCCGAAGCAGTGCTCAACGCAACGTTCGAGCGAGTAACAGTGTAGGTTGCCATGATGAAACTCCTAAGAACTATGCGGGCACCACACTACTTGGACGGCGGTGCTGGATGATGCAGTCATGTTGAAATCGAGAGACTCACCGATAGCAGTTTTGAACCACCCGACCTGTACGAATGGTAGGACGAAGCCCCCATTCTGCGCAAGAGGGAAAGTCGCACTGATATCGGTTACGCCTCCGGACACGAACTTCACGTTGTTTGCGGCACCAGTAATGACGCAGCACTGCAAGACACAGATACGTTGCCCCGGCTGCGCAGCGACGATTTGGGTCGTTCCTGCGGAGGACGGGGTGATGAAGCTGTACTGGACTTGTAGGTCGGATGCCATTACGGGGACACTCGCTGGAGGTCGTAGCCAGAGTCAACCAAGACTCGCAGAGTGGGATGCATGACTTCGATCCTTCCGTCGGGGAAGACGGCTGTCACGGTCATGAGAATGCCACTCCAGAGAACTTGGTCCCCGACTTTCCAATCGGGGAGTTGAGTAGTGTGTTCTTCTTGCTTACGTTTTGCCATCATGCGCCTCCCACAGACTGCGGACGGAACTTGACGCAGCGAAGAGTGAAGAAGAAAGAAACTTGGGTCGGGGAGGCTGCGCCGGATGCGATGGCGGACAGGAGGATGATCCCTGTGTTGCCTGCGCCTGCGTTGTTCTGGAACCCGCCGAAGTCCTTCGCGCAGATGGTGCCGCGCCCGTAGAGTTCCGCAATGGCAATGTCTGTCGTCGCGTCCCACGTCAACTGCAAGATGACCCCATCAGTGATGGAGTATTCGATCGTGTCGATTCGCAGGAGAGTAGCAAGCTGCGAACCGGGCATTCCCGGCATCATGTCAGAGAGCGTGGAAGGATCGAGGACAGTGACGTTGGTAGGTAGAGCGCCAATCGCCACGTCCCCGGTCGTCTTCGAGACAACATTGCGCGGACCATCCACGAGGATTTGGGTCGCAATCGCAAAGTTTGCCATTTCAACGCTCCTTCGCAGTGACCATGAAGTCCACGGTCATGGTCTTCGTTGCAGCGGAGTTGGTCTGGAGGAAAAGCGTAGGCTTCAAGATCGCGGTAGTGATCGAGGGAGCCGTGATACGCGAGACCGGACCAGAGTTCTGCGGGTTGGTGGAGGTACCAAGGGTGGACTGCGGGATGTAGCCGACCAACTGCGTATCGACGTAGGCCAGGATGTCACCTTGACGAGTCACCTCGAAGGCCAGTTCGATGTTGGTTGCGTTCGCCATCGTGTAGGCAGCGGCAGGGATCGTCGCAGAGGTGACGGTCGAGCCGATGGCCGAGTTGATGGTGAGTGCGCCGCCACCAGTCCAGCGGAACCAGATGCCGTCTGCGACAGCGGTGAAGGGCGTAGCGTTGGTCGAGATGAGGCCAGCGATCATCGAGGACGTAGCGACCGTTGCCATCTGCAGCTTCGTGACGAAGAACAGCTTCTTGACAGCAGTGTTGGTCCACGAACCGTTGACTTGCTGGATGCCCACCGCATCGCCGGATGCACCGGAGGTGGTGAAGAGGGCAAGGCCACCATCGCCGTTGGTGCCAGCGAGAGTGCCAGTGCCGGGCGTAGTCGTCAGGGTGTAACGCTGCCCAGTCGTGTAGACATCGTTGTCATCGAAGTCTTCGGTGAAGGTGTGATAGAAGGCAGGAATCCCTACGCCCGAGAGATGAAAGGGCTGGAACGGGGCTGCCTGCGATACGCCCGCGAGGTAGTTGACGGGCGGTTGCGAAGCGACGACTGCCATGATGGCTCCTTAGATGGAAGGCTTACCCGCCTTGAACGGGTGAGCGATTGTCTTGGCGCCGAGTCCCGGATTCGTCTTCGTGACCGGGTTGGCATTCATAGGGACGCCCTTGGGCAGCGGCGGACACGAGTAGCCCGACTGTTGTCCTGCGTCGCGGTAGACCTTCTGTTGTCCGCTTGCCATGATTTACCCCTTGCGGCGAGACTTGCCCGCCTTCTTGAGCGCGATTGCGACAGCTTGACGGTCAGCACGTTTCTTCCCGAACTTGGATGCAGTGTGGGCGTATGTTTTGCCCGTATGCAGTTCACGAATATTCGTGCTGACCACCTTCTGCGATTTACCTTTTTTGAGAGGCATCGCAGTCTGCCTTACGGCCCGTTCGAGCCAAACAGACCACGCGGGTCAGTCCAGAGGAAGGAGTAACGCTCGCGGGACTTCGCCTTGGCGTTGTCCGTATCGAAGTCGTTGTCCTGCTCGAAGGTGATGCCGACACGTTGGTACATTTTCATGCCGTTCGGGCAGTTGGTCCGGATGAACCAAGCGTGCGGAGCGGTGAAGTAGTGGTTCATGCCGATGCCACCGGGGATGGCGTTGGTTGCCTTCAAGACGTTGATGTCGTTGTTGGCAGTGCCGGGCTGGAACACCGACTTCATGATGCGGTTGGCGTTGAACCACTCTTGACGAGGGACCAACAGCTTCTGCGGCATGATGTTGATGAGGTTGCCCACATCATCGGTGGTGCCCATGATCTGGATGATGAGGTCTTCCAGAGAGGCTTCGGACAAGTCGGCGCCTACAGCCAGCATGTTCGAGAACGTACCGCCCGAGGTATTGGGGTGCGCCGTATTGAGCAGCGACACGCCATCACCACCGGTGAAGGACGAATTGAACCCGCGATTGTAGATATTGGCTGCCACGTTTTCCTTCGTTTGACGGAAGGAGAAGGCGAGGGAAGCCGAACGACGCTTGGAGACCTTCTCGTACAGATTGTCCTCCAACTCTTCCTTGGTCACGATGTAGCCGAGGGAGTAGGTCAGGTGGACATAGCGGGTGATGAAGCCCTGCTGTTCCGAGGTGTAGACAGTGCCCGAGCTTTCCGGCTTGACGGGGACAAGCCCGAAGCCAGTAACTTGCACGTCTTCCTCGTAATTCTGCTCCGAGGTGTCTTGGTCAAAGAGCATGGGCCATTCTTCGGCGTGCTCCGCGTAGGTGCGTCCCCACCATGCCTTGACACCGGGCCAGAGGGCTTTGGGATGGGAACCAGTAGTGATGATGCCGCCAATCATGATGGTCTCCTATTAGGCGCCAGCGGTGCCACCGACCGACAGTTCGTGCGTATTGAAACGAACCATCAAGGGGGTATTGGCAGTGAAGTCCACGTTCGGACGATACGGCAGGCCGACGATCTTCAAGGGGAAGGTCGCAGTGGTTGCCACGGTGGCCGAGTCGAGGACAGTGCGCGACACCAAATCGCCGGCAACAGGAGTGCCTTGGATAAAGCGTGCATTGAGGTTGACAGACGAGGCCGAGAAGGCGCCCGAGTTGTCGGCCATGATCTCCATCACCAGACCAGGATCGTCTGCTACGAGGACGTAGTAGTCGTGGGTCTTGGTTGCGGGAATGGTCTGGGTGTTGAGGTCCACGTTGGAACCTTGCACCGCGCCTGCGCCGGTGCCAATCGGAGCGACCATGATGCCGACGACGATGCCGCGAGCATTGTAGGCTGCCGAGTTGGTGGCGTTGGCTTGACGAATCACGTCAGGGACACCGTTCGCATCCGCACCGGTAGCAGCGGAGCCAACAACATCACCGAGGAAATACGCCAGAGTATCGGTGGAAGGGATGTGGTAGAGGTTCGCCTTACCAGTGTAAGGAGAACCGTCACCGTTCTGCACAGGCGCAAAGCCATGCGGAGCGTTCGGGTTCGCCATGATTGATCTCCGTTAGCGAGTTCGAGTCGTGTACTTGATCCCGTCTGTGGGCATGTAGGCGTTTTCTACATGTTCGACGGTGCCCGTCCGAATTGCGCGGTCGATGGCATCAGCCCGTTCTTGGTAGTAGGCATCGTTTTCCTGCTTCCAATCCAGAGGGATTTTCATCAGGTACGCTACCAGTTCTTGGCCGTTTTCCATGACGCCGACTCGGCGGCTTACTCGGTCCCCGAGGTCGGCGGTTGGTGCGCCTACGGACGGGGCTGACTGGACTTCACTTAGGCTAACGAACTCATAACCGGAGTTCAAGGCGTCTTGGACACGCCCCGGATAATCATTGATCCAGTGGCAGTAGTAACCTGCCTGATGGAGCTTGGTGCAGTCTACACCAAGTTTGGAGGAACCAAAAGCGGGACGGCGACGAGGCCGGCCCTCTACGCGGTCTGTGGTCGTGCGGATGGCCGCTTGGACCTGCTCGCGGGAAGGGATTTCTCCTGCACTTTCTACTTGCTCACCGACTTGGACTGCGGATTCTTGAGGAAGTTTCGCCATGATATCACCTTA